GCAGAACAATCCATAATACGCGCAATTGCAGTTTCACCTAATTCGGCATTAGCAATCGATGGCCAATAGAGTGGAGTATTAACTGAAAAACTTAGCGCTTCGTATGAAACGTCTGTTGGTTGAACAACGGTTCCAGTAAATGGTGAGGTATAGATAGGTGTGGTCATGTTTAAGGCTCTTGAATAGATGTGTTACGATCAATACGACGTGCATTATCTTCTTTCTTAAGCGCAGCTAATGAGTCGTCATAATATTGTTTCCAAATAGGTAATTTATCAAGTGCTTTCAAATAACCTTGCGCTTGCAATAAAGTACCAAATAACATCGCTTGAGGACACTCGCGAGTAAATAAATTTTGCTGATTAGATGAATCTAATGGTTGAATTAAACTATAATAAGTAATTTCAACTGGATAGGATTGATCTGGATATGGTGCAAAAGCCCAATTATTATAATCATAATCAGCGTAATAAATAGGTTGACCACTAGAAGATTCATTTTGATATTGAGCTACATAATCTTGTGAGCGCAGTAAGATAGGTTGGCCATTAACTTTCATTGAAATCGTTTTACGCCATCTTGCTGGTTTATTAAGCACCACTTGATTTGTAGCTAAATTTGTTTCAACAACAACAAGTTGCAAGAATGTTTTAAGTTCTGCAGCGATTGCAGATTCTGCTAATCCAATTAAGTTAGGAATTTGCGCTACGAATTGTGCATCGTCACGCTCCATGTAATTAATTACATCAGCAACTAAATTGTCATAGGTTTGTACGTATGCGCCGGTCATTATTTAGTATAGTAACTTATGTTAGGTTGGAAATAAATTGGAGACTTATCACGGTCTTCTTCTTCAGCTTCTTGACGTAATTGGAGAGCTTCTTTTTTCAAGTAAGCTACGCGATTCATATCAATACCAGGTAATTGTAAAGCTAATTTATGTGATAATTCAGCTTGAATATAAGGTACCCAACGATCAGGTAAATAAAGTTGATTAGTTAAACTACCTACGTCTTGAGGTTGCATTTCCAAAATCATTTGGAATGCTTGGTAGTTATTGTTAGGCACTGGCCATAGATACATTTGTGGATCAACCTGACGGTTAAACCAGAATTGTAATGATCTTTGGCTTGGGAATTGTTTATTAGGTAAATCAAAATAGTCAGTTCTATTTAAACGAGCCAATGGAATGACTTGTTGTGATTGTGCAAACTGAATAGCACGAAGTGAGAATGTAGAACTTGTATTACGATTCTTTAAACGATAGTAATAGAACTGTTGTGTTGCATTAATAGTAATGTAAGACCACTCATAATCGTTTAGTGTGACTTCTGGAAATGATTGCCAAGTTTCCCAATTAACGCCGTCATTACTTACTTGGAAATCTAAATCATAAGTTGTTGGACCATTAGGAGAATAGGCATTAAATCCTGCATAGAAAACACGTGTTTGGTTTGAGTAAGCGGCACCAAACCAGTTTTCTGATAGTGTGGATGTTGCATGTTGACTTAAACTTGCATTACCATTTTGATCAAATAAACTAGGTGCTCCTGTATTATCAGAAGGAAGTGCCTGAGAGATGGTTGGATTAACAATGTAGATCCAATTTGCCTCGAGTACATCGACGCAATTTTTTGGCATGTTTAAATATTGTTGATTGGTTTGTGCACCAAGAACAACAATCTGTTGCAACCAAATGTTAACACCACGGTTAACAGAGTTTTGTAGGATGTAAAATAACGCCTGTTTACCAGCGTTGACATATTCAGGCGTCATTTCTTCTGCCTGTTTGCCAGCATCACGATAAGCGTAAGATATCAGTTGGTCAACTGTTATCTTAGTTTGATCATAGGTACCTGAGTACGCCAAGATTATCTCCCGCGACCAGCAGCTTTACGCATAGGCTTACTAGCAAAGGATCGACCTTTATCAGCCTTGGCAAACTCCTTACCTACTTTTTGTGGAATCCCTACTTTTTTTGCAAAAACTGGAGAGTGTGCTACACCCTCCATGAGATTATGTTGTGCTTTTGATTTACTTGGCATTCTTAGTCTCCAGTGTGTGAAAACATGCCACGTTTAGTCATGTTTGCAATAGTTGCATCAATTTGCTCTTTTGTATATGGGCTAGTTGCAGGAGTGTTAGTCTGCATGTTTTGATAACTTTGCGGATTATTCATCGTCGCAGTATTTGGATTTCTGTTATCATAAATAGGAGGCTGTCCTCTATATACAGGTTGAGTATATTGATTTTGCATCTTTTGTATTTGTTGCATGTACTGATTTTTTAATTGCAATGCTCCAGCTGGATCAGTTTTAGATTGATTAATAATCGCTTGCTGAATTGATGGAGGAAGCGCTGGACTAATTAAATTTCCAGTTGATGAGCCGTCGGCCATGTGCTTAATATGTCCGCCGGCTTTAGCTTTTTTTGATGCGTGGCCACCTTTTTTAAAGTAGTCAGAAGCTTTAGCTTTAGCACCTGCAGATTCTGCATCAGCTTTTTTATCGCCTGTTGGTGGAACTTTAACAATCTTGTCTTCATCACCAGCTGGTTTTGAACCTTCAAATTCTACATCAGAACCTGCTGAGTATTTACCAATCTTGCCGCCTTTTTTAGCTTCTACTTTCTTTTCTGTGGATGGTTCTGTTGATGGTTCTACGTGTTCTACTTTACCACCTTTTTTATATTTACCACCGCTGCACATTGCCTTGCCGCCTTTTTTCATAGCAGCAGATTTAGCGTCAGCTTTCTTGGTACCAGTAGCTTTAATTTTTTTGATTTCATCTAAATCGCCAGATTTTTTGTGCATCTCGATTGCACCGCCAGCTTTGTATTTTTTAACTGTGCCTTCTTTTTTCTTATCACGGCCACCTTTTTTGAGCTTGATTTCTGTTGGCTCTTTTTTGTGTTCAGCTTCGTCGTGTTGTTTGAATGCTTTTTTGATTAGAGCTTTATCTTGGGCAATGTCACCACCTTCTTTGTGATGTTTAGCTTTGCCGCCCTTTTTCATGATATTGATGTGACCGCCCTCTTTGTAGCATGGCATGTCAGATTTCATTTTTGTATTACTTTTGAATCCGTCCATTTTGGTTCCTATAGGTTAAAATTGATAAAATTAGGATGATCAGTCCTTAGCTCTACTAATGCACAAAAGCCACTTTTTTCGCCCCATGGAGGAATAATTCGCGTTCCCTGTAACGTCTAGCTTCTAGTATGGCAGGCTTATTCCAAAGTAACATGGCATCAGCCGCACCATGGAAATTGTGGTTTCTGATGTTTCTAATAACCGTTGATTTTTTAAAGTTGTCAACGCCAATATTAAAGCAAAAACTTAAGAGTGCCTCGTATTGGTATGTAGTTAATTCGTAGGGTGACGTCTCCTCCACTGCAGTGCTACAGGACTTTATATCCTGCCTAAAAAGCTGTAATACCTCAGCATCCGTGAGCGTCTTATGTTTAAGGTGATCTTCATCTTTTTTAATGAGGTGACCAATACCAATGGTTAATTTACCCTGACTGTCTCGGTAGGCTTCATTTCTAAAGCCTTCCTCTTTTGATAATAGAATAACCTGATTGGCTACCTTTGAAAGATCCATTTCCAACTTGGTATGGTTCACTTGCTCCGTATTGCACGTGATCGAAAAAAGTGTGAGCAATCCTGCAAGTATAAATACTTTGTTCATGATTAATCCTTTCTCTGCGTATGTTACCGCAAATTAATGATTCTATGTTAGATTTTTGGGAAAACTAAGCTAGAAAAGCCCAGAATAAGAAGAGAGAATTGTTCATATTTAACCTCCTAAGAACAGTTGTTTTTCGTCATTTCGACGGGTGACGAGACCCTTGATGATTTTACCACCAGCCCTGACGTACTTCGTGAATTCCTCCGCAGCGCCCTTTTTATCATTTCTAAGGATCTTTTGACGGAGGGTTGATCGCTGTAGTACCCCAAGACCAAGATTGAAGCTAAAACTAATAAGAGCATCAAATTCGCCTTGTGTAAGTTGCACAGGACAGAACTTTGACACTCCCTGCTCAAATCGAGCCAAATCTTTTCGAAGAATCCCATCTACTTCCTCCATAGTGAAAACTTTATTCCATTCTGGCGGTAGGGATTTACCATCACCAATAAGGTGTCCTACGCCAACAGTCCAAAGTTTAACACAATCTTGGTACGGTTTCAAGCGTACACCTTCGTGATGTTTAATTAATGCTATACCTTTGTCAGATATCTGCATTAGTTTTTCCAGTGACGTGAACCAAAGTAGAAGCCAATAATTGAGGCAACAATCGCCATCTCTTGGTCTGAGAATACTAAGTCAAGTGCTTCTTTAAAGTCAACACCTGTCCAGATAGCCCAGATCATGCCAGATACGTCAGTGAATACTAATAAGCCAACAAACACATAAGCAATGACTGGACGTACAGAAGCACGTAGATTAACAATCCATTGTGCTGCACCTTCTTGTTCTTTAGCAGCAAATGCATACAATGCAGAAGCTTCTTGTGCATCAGCTTGCACTAAGTTCTCTTGCAAGTTGATTGCTTCAATGCGTTCTTGAGCTTGAAGGTTTTGTTGAGCCATAGCTAACTGTTGTTGCATTTGTAGCTGAGCCATTTCTAGCTCATGTTTTTGATCTGACTTTTGTTGAAAGAATTGTAAGATGGATGGCAAACCAGAGGTAGCAAATCCAAGTATTCCTGATAACATACTAAACATAATATCTCCTATGAACCCAACGGGTTTGTTGTAGCTTTTCGAAGGGCTTTCATTTGCTCTTGCATAGAGGTAATCGCTGAATTGATTTCCAATGTATTACCTTTAGCTAACGCTTGCGCTTCACGTGATGAAGCTAGTGCATCTGATGATTTTTCTTGCATACGGATAGATGCATCTTGTAGTGCTGCAATTCTATCTTGTTGCGTTTTTACTTGAAGCTCTAAAGTTGTGATTTGAGATTTCATATCACCAATACCTTTAACTTCCTCAATCGCCGAAACCGCTTCGTTGTAGCGGGTTATCGCCAAGTAGGCTCCGCCACCTATAATTGGCAATGCTGTTAAAATTAATCCCAATATCATCTGAGGTGATAAAGTTAAGGAGAATGTCTTGTTCTCTGCCATATGCTTGTTCCTGTGTTAAGTTGATATATTCTTGAATTTGTTGTTGCTGCATATTGTAGCCAGCATTTAGTAATTGCATACTCATGACTACACCGAAACCTGGAACGATTTCTTTACCTTTGGGTATGCTAGTTTTCGCCTCTGTCTTGTTGGTTTCCGAGCTTCCTGTAGAGTTGCTCGTATTGCTCGATGCTGTCCCAGAGGTGACGTCTGACTTTTGTGTAGTCCCACTTTGGCTTGTTGTTGTTGTCGTTGTGTCTACCAATGGGGTATTCGCAATAACAGGGTTTTGTTGAACATCCACAGGTGGGGCAATCTGTGTTGTCGAATTCATTTGTTTGCTGATCACCGAGTTTGGATTCGTCGGGCTGATCGGTGACACTGGGCTTGTCGGATTGTTTAGATTCGTGACCGACATGACGCATGTATTCGAAGTCGTAACCCAATCCGACCATATTGGCGTGGAATATGGATCCGAACAAGTCGATGATCTGTTTTGTAGTATGCTTCCAATATACCCAGATTGACACGATAATGTCTGTGTCTGAGTTGATGGTTTGCATGTTGCTGGATCCGGTGTGCATGAATTGGTTGTAGTGATCCACGCTCCCGGGACGGGTTGACCATAGGGATCTGGACAACTCGTTGTTGTTTGTTGGGTTATCTGTCCTGAAAAATGGGTCGGACAACTTAGACTCCTTGCTGAAACGCTTGTCTGACAGCTCGGTGGAAGCGGCGTGCAGTTGTTCGAAGTTGTTTGCCATGGGCTCCAAGTTTGCGTCGAACAGAAGTAAGTCCTACTTTGATTGATAGCACCAGTTTGATGCGCACCACATTGAAGTGTTTGAAATTCAACTGATGATGTGCATGGCGGTGGTATATAACAAACGGGATGGCCGTAAAATTGAGCCAGTTGATTACACCAGTCCGTAAATCCATCAGCACTCGCACTACTCCTTGAGAGGAGGAATAGCAGGAATATTATAGTCCTCGCCATAGAGCTTTTTAAATCTTTCAGGGTAACGTTTAAACCAAGCTTTCTTTGCTGCATCACCGACTGCTCCGCCTAATGGACATGGACTGCCTGACATCTCCATCGCGTCCCATACTTTTGGATCTTGACAGAGCACTGAAACTGCCGCCACTTTAAGACCTAAGTCATTGAGTGTTTTAGCTAGTTTGATTTTTACGCAATTATCATCAAGAAGTACAGTACCGCCAGAGAGAGATAGTACGCCAATGTTCCCAGCCCCAGAGACGGGTACTGCGCAAACATCTTGGCTAAAAGCAGACATAGAGGGAGCCATGGCACTAGATACAGGCATGCCTTTGTTTTGAATAACAGTAGTATCTGCATAAGCTATCCCAAACCATAAACAAAGAATCGTACCTAAAATACGTTTCATTTATTTGTCTGCCTTGTCATCTAATTTTTCAAAAATACGGTCTAGCATGTTTTTGATTTCGTCAATGTCGCGACGATAATCATCTTTAGTTACGTATGAAAGTGGCATCTCTGCTATTTTATCTTCAAGACGTAAGATAGATCTTGACATACTATTCAATACCCAAGCGCCAAAGAAACCAATAAGTCCTAAGGCAATATTAATAAGGGTTTGGGTATCCATTATTTTTTCTTTAAACCTTTCAGCGTTTGAGCCAATCTTGCACGTTGACCAGTCACGCCAGATTTTTTAGCAGCGGATGCTAATTTACCAGCGGGGATCTTTTCACTTTTTTTAACACCAAGAGACTCTTTAAGTGCGCCAGGTTTTTTAATTGCTTTTTGAATCCACTTTTCTGCCATGATTATTGTCCTTGATTTGGTGATAAGCTAGATGGTTGTGAAATTGCTGGAGCTTCAGCTGGAACAGCAGCTTCTTCAACTACAGGTGCTGGAGCAGGTGCTGCTTTCTTGTGTGCTAATTTACCGATAAGGTTTTCTACACCGTGAATAACAATTCTTACATAGCTTACTAATGTTTTAACTACTGCGAGTAAAGCTTTAACTACATTCCATAAGTCTTTAATTAATTGCATTTAAATCTCCTTTATTGTTAATCTAATACTACTTTTAAGTCATTTATAAACTTAATACCGTCAATTAAATATTTTGATGTTATATTATTTTTAATATCTACTACAATAATGTAACAACTTTGATCTTTGGTATTGGTTTTAAAATTAACTGAACAACCTATAATAATTTTGTCATCATAGACGTCCAATCCTCTTAAAAAAGTACTTGAACTATCAACTAACTTAAATGGTTTTGATACATTAGTATTTAAGTCAATCATTAGTATTTCGCCGGTGCCTGTTGATAGGGTGTACAAATAGTTATCCACTACTCTAATCCCATGGCAACACTTGCCAGCTCTTGCCACTAACTTGATGTCGAATGTGTTGACCTTGTCAAAGTATCCAAAATCAGACTCGACAAAATTTTTATTATGACGACAGAAATAAATTTTATCGCCTGCATCAAACAACGAGTTAAGGTGCCTTGAATCTAACTGATCCGCGTTAAGGGGCTGCAGATGAATATCTACACGGTTCAGAAGATTAACGTTTATATATTTGTTAATTTTATTTTTTACATCATGAATGCCAATAGTATCTATGGCAGTATGACATACGTAAAATGTATCTTGATCTTTTACAATCTGGTGGGTATTAATCACCATAGGTATGGAGATAAGACCCTTAAATTCATAGGAAGTTTTATCAAACTTACCCAGTTTATCATTAGACGCAATGTAGATATACTGATCGTCTACATCTACACCAAAGGGGCGGTATGTGGGCCTTCCTTTGCCTTGTAGATTGGGTGAATCTAATTCTTTTGTTTTTGAATGACGGTGCGTGATCGTGTTTGAATTAAGGTCAAATACTACGAAATCATGCTCTTCTGTTGTAATCAGGAGTCTTGTCATACGTCAAGCTCCAATATAAAATTAATCACTACGCGTCTTTTGTGCTGCGTTGGCACAGATGATCTGTGCGTTTGCTTTGAATTAATCACGACACAGTTACCCTTTTTAGGTGATGATGTAAAAAGAACTGTCTTTTTATCATCATCGTAAACTGTCGTATCACCATCGGAATCCGTGACGTAATACACAAAGCTTACAAAGTTGCCTGGGTTTGTGATATCCATATCAGTATGGATTAAATTATCTAGCGACTCAGGTGTGTGTGCTATGTTGGGTATTAAGTTACCTTTAATTCTTACTACACGCTTTACTTTAATGCCTGTGCGTTCTACAAAGTAGCCGATTATCATATTGACTAAATTGTAGTGTGCCGACCACACTTTTTTGTTTAAGAAAAATACGTGGGTCATTTGGAATATGTCTTTGTCCGGTTTCATTGGGACAATATTTTCTGAGTTCCAGTACCATGGAAACCCAGTGGACGTCATAAGTTTATGTACCTCATCTTCTAAAGATTGAGGTAACAGCTTTTCAATAATCATACGATTATTATATCAAATAATTAAGAAGATGGTTGAGTTACTTCTACCCATGATGTTGTAGCTTCATCCCATGAGTAAACTTTACCGTCTGTTGGATAGTCTACAGGTGCTTTCCATTGAGCAGTAGCTTCGTCTAAAACCCATGAAGCAAAAGGTTGTGGTGGGATAAATGCGTCTAGTGTTGCATCATATTTATAGCCAATACCTGCGTAATTCTTGCGGATTTTAGCGTTGTATGATGTTTGTTTCCAAGTGCCGCCAAGAAGGTTATTACAGAACGCAGCACCAATTGCTTCATTCTCTACACCGTCTTTATCGGCCGTGTCTTGGTTAGCAACTACAATTACTTGAGTTACTATGTTTTCTTCGTTAATCTGACAAAAGTGCGCCATCTATTACTCCTTTATTAAATATGTTTCCAGGTATTGCTACGCCAAATACGATAGATTGTAGATGGAACTACATTAAATTCTTGGCATAATTTTTTATAACTTTCATTCATTCTATTTTTTATAGAAACTATTTGGTCATTAGTTAATTTATGATGACCTTGCATTTCACCTTTAGCTTGTCTATTTTTATTTATTTTATCTTTTATATTATCTTGATGAGTTCCATAAAATAAATGTTTAGGATTCACACATAATCGATTATCACAAGTATGACATACACACATTCCATCTTGTTTTCCTAAATGTATTTCAGCAGAATATCTATGCGCTTTAGTTTGTTTATTATTATCACTATCCCAAAATTGACCATAACCATCTTTGTCTATTCCAGCAATATAGTTCCAACATTCATTATCTAAACGTTTATCTATTTTACTCCAAAATCTTATTAAACTATTTGTCTTTGATCTAGCCATATATCACCTTGCATTAGAAATTTTTGTAGGATTTTCTGCAAATGCTGCGTAAATGTATGTTGCTCCTGATGAATAGTTTACATCACTACCAGAATCTCTAATTTTAAATCCATTGCTTACAATATCAATTAAATCACCTCCACTACCTTCTACATTTGTAGAATTAGGAAGTAAATATAAATTAGCAACATTGTAAGGACTTCTAGAAGTGTCTAATACTACCCAATTATTACCAGCAACACTTCCTTTAATTAATATATATTTTGGTCTAAATCCACAATATATAAATGGACCATCAGTAGAAGCATTTGCTGTGTAACTTCCAAAAGCGGAGAAGCCTGGAATAGCTGCCCAGCAATAGGCTACTATAGGACTAGCACTTTGATTTGGATATACACTAGAACCTAAAGAAAATACAGATGATGTAGGAGATGTATTATTAAATGCTGTAGAGTCTGCTGTATAAGCATTAGTTTGGTTTAAATACATACCACCACCATTGCCCATAGACACATGATAAACTTGCCAAGCTCTTGCAGTTCCACCACTTCTTTGTTTAAAGAATATCATGCTTGGCGCAACACCAAGCCCATGTCCTACTGTAGCATTAGCACCTGTTCCTGTATAAGTCACTACACTAAACCCAGCAGTTGTGTTTACAGATACAGTAGATGTAATAGAGCCTGAAGTATTAGATGATGTTGAACCTTGTCCAGCTTGCCATTGCCAGCCTACATAAGTGGCAGTATTGTTATTATAATTAGTGTCTGTTCCTAATGACCAACCATTGCTATTAAATGCTGTTAAACCATTGGTATCTGTTGTTTCTGCACCTGTAGTATCAGATATAAGTGCTTTTGTAACACCTCTAACAGAGTCAGTTAATTTATGATCTGTAGCTGCACTTCTTGATTTTACCCATACTAAATCAGGTTTAAATCCTGCGGTATTAGTAATAGATTGTGTAGAGCCATTACCTGTATATAGCGTTGCATCCATATACTTATTACCCTGTAATATAGTAGGGGTAGGTAGGTTATATGTGTTTAGTGCTACATAGCCTGTAGGAGGTGTGTAAGAAAATGGTCTTTGTCCAAAGTTAATAATATTTACTGTGGATGTTGCAGTAGATGAATACGCTGGTTTAAATGTTCCTGATATTCCTGTAAATGCAGTTCCTTGACTTGTGCCATTTTTATAAAATGTTAGTGTTCCTCCATCTAAATCTAATGCAACACCAACAATATCACCAGCAGTTTGATAAGTTGCACCATAAGACGTTCCTGTGTTATTGTTATATTTTTGACCATTAACACTATAATATCCATAAGATGTAGATGTTTGACCAGGAAACAAAGCATTAGAAATATTATCTGAAGTGGAAATAATGCCATTCATATAATCTGCTACTCCTGTTGCATTAACAGTATATTCCCAATACCATTTGCCACTAGACACAGCAAATGATCCAGCAATAGCAGTCCAAGTTGACGCAGTTCCACTTGTTGATTGTAAATTAGCGGCTAAAGTAGTTACAGTTGAATATTTATCTAAAGGATTAAGTGTGCAGTAATTACCCACAGTCGCACTTGTTAGCGTAGGAACATCAGTCATAGCATCATAAGTTGTGCCTGCTGTTAAGCTAATGTTGTTAGTTGTCCAATTATTACCGTTAGGTGAACTATCGTAGCCTAATGTTGTGGTAGATATTGTGTTACCAAATGTTAAGTAGAAACCGTTAGTTCCGTATGTGCCTGTGTATTTAATTGGTTTCCATACTTGATTAGCGTCATTGTTACCGAAGTAATATGGTGCTAAGGCTTGGCCATCAATGAAGTTAATGTCAGCCATGTATCCATCAAAATATGTATTAAATGTAGAATTAACAGCAGTAGCACCTACAGCATGAGGAACTGTATTATTAATTGAATTTACAGAATTTTGTGTTGGATAAGTTGCTGCGGCAAATGAAGTTACTTGATTACCATTAATGTAAAACATAACACGATTAGCTGCAGTTGCTTGTGTAGTATCAACAGCAACAACTATATGATACCAAGCTGAAGGATCACGAAATACTTGAGATGTAACTACATCAACAGATGCTGCACCTGCAGTAAAAAACTCTAATTGATCTGATGAATTAAAACGAATAACATCATAAGTAGGTGCTGTTGTTCCTGCACCAAATAAAGTAAAATAATTACCTAAAGAACCTCGTTTAACCCATGCACTCCAAGTATAAGTAGTTCTGTTAGATGCTTGAGATGGAGTTCTATTTAAATATGCAGATGCACTTAATCTAAACCTTAAAGAATTGTTTAGGTTATTAGTAAGTGGTGTTAAAGCACCTGTAGCTGTAAATGTGTGGATAGTATTACCACCTGATGATGTGACTAGACCACCGTTAAATACTTGTGAGCCAGCGTATGAGATGATAACAATACCTGATCCGCCTGAGCCACCAGCAAAACCAACAGAAGCATTATTACCGCCACCACCACCACCACCACCTAAATTAGTTGTGCCTGAAACTCCATTAGCATTAGTTCCTCCGTTACCACCACCATAAGTAGCAGTTCCACCAGAGCCTGAATTTTGTGCATTACCACCACCACCTCCACCTGCATAGTTTACAGATACTCCAGTTATTGAAGATGCTACTCCTGTTCCTCCAGCACCTCCAGACAAACTTACACCTATAGCTCCTGCGCCACCTGCACCACCACCACCACCTGATTGATTATTTGTTGATGTTGCACCTGCATATCCTTGACCGCTAGTTCCTGAACCACCTGTATTGTTGCTATTACCACCACCACCGCCACCTCCTGAACCACCAGATGTAGCAGCTGTATTATATGCGCCTCCACCACCGCCACCTGTTGAAGTAAGCGTAGTTAGACCTGTGCCTGATATAACTGAATTTCCTCCAGCAGAACCAGAAACACCTGCACTTGTTCCGCCTGTTCCACCTGCACCTACAGTTACTACATAAGTAGCACCTGAATATAAAGTTGTAGATGATGTTAAAAGACCACCAGCACCTCCACCGCCAGCCTGATTAAATCCACCACCACCACCACCAGCTACGACTAAATAACTAGCTGTTACAGGTGTAAGAGGGCTTAATGTGCCTGAAGATGTGAATGTGTGAATTTGGTTACCACCTGAAGTAGTAAGAGTGCCACCTACGAATTTAGGTGTAGCAGATGCGTAAGATATGATGACTATGCCTGAACCGCCTGCACCACCACTATTAGCTGCTCCATTATAGCCACCACCACCGCCACCACCGCCAAGATTTGTTGTTCCTGCTACACCTGTTGCTGTTGAACCATTTCCTCCACCGCCAGAACCACCTGTTCCAGCAGTTGTTCCTCTAGTATCAGCGCCACCGCCACCACCACCAGCGTATGTTACGGATG